GCGCGCAACGCTCCGGCACCGATGGCGTGTTCGCTGCAGGCTCGGGAGTGCTGCACATCGAAGGATGCTGGTCGACGCAAGGAAGTATCGGGTCTGGTCGAAACGTGACGATCAACAACTCGATCTTCAGCCGACACGATGCCTTCGACAAATTCATCATGCGGCCAGGCGCTCACGTTCAATTGACAAACGTTCTATTCGGACATCTCCACCTCGCGCGCCGAGAGATGAATACGGTAATCACGCCCGCTGGCAAACGCATGTACGACATCGAAGGGGCGTCTCTCTCCGATGACCGCGTTGTCAATTGCACGGCAAACCTCAATCACGATGACGGCGGCGCGACTTATGCGCCGGTCACGATTACCGTCTCTAGCTCAGTCTTCACACTCGCTCAACACGGTCTCAAGCCCGGTGTAGCCGTTGCCCTCAAGACCACAGGAACGCTGCTGACAGGGCTTTCGACCGATAAGACATACTATGTGGTTTCTGGCACCATTACTGAAGACACGTTTCAAGTGTCTGAAACACCGGGAGGTGCTGCTGTTGGTACGAGCGGCACACAGTCGGGAGAACATAACATCTACCTGGTGCGTATGTTTGCGGTCGGCGATCACGTCGCGAACAGCAACCCCATCACAGGCCCTGTGGGATGGGTATGCACGAAGGCGGGGCCTGCAATCGGGGGCGCTCAGTTCAAGGAGACGTCTGGCGGCTCAGATCAGTGGATTGTCAATGTGAAGAATTATGGAGCAGTTGGCGACGGACGTGTAGACGATACGAAAGCCGTACAGGCAGCTATCAACGATGCATGGGGCACATGGGATGCTCCGCATGGAGGTCTCCTCGACCTCGGCAGCGGCATATTCAAAAACCGTCCGCTGTACTTCCCGTCGGGACGATACAAGGTCAGTCCCGCTATAGACAATCGGCCGATCAGTGGCGCAGCGAACAACGGCAGTGGTCTCGTCCGGCTGACAGTCGACACGACGGGTTTGAAGACTGGGGACAACATTACCCTCGCAGGTGTCAAGTCCACGATACCATACATCAACTTCACGCATTTCATCACAGTCATTGACGCGAACCATATCGATCTGCAGTCTTCTCAATTCTTAGGAGAGTACGAGAGCGGCGGGACGATCACGACACCGTGTTTGCGAGCACGCATGGTTCAAGGTGGATGGATGTACGGCTCTGGACGTATGGATTCGTTCATCACGACAGACGCAGAGAACTCATCCGTGATCTGCACCAACGGGTTCGCGTATAGTCGAGTTGAGAACCTACTGTTTGCCGCAGGGAAGGGAGGCACAGCATTTCAACTGGACTGGGCTGCGCATGACCCCACAGCCACTGCTGCGCTGCAATCGAATACGTTCTTGAACAACATGTTTGGTGGGAATGGTCACAAGCTTGGACTGTCGATAGGTGCCGGTCAGAACATGGGGTCGGAGACGAGCATAATCAACAACTACTTTGGCGGTGGATCGGTAGCCGGGCTGGCGATGTGGAATTACAATGCCTGCGACAACACTATCGTCGGCGGCAATATCGCCAGTTGCCAGATCGGCATTCTCGTACACGCTGGATCGATCAATACTATTCACGGGGTGTCATTCCAGAACCAGTTCGATTGCGACATTGATATTGTCAACGCCGCTGAAGACGCATACTCCATCGACGGATGCCGCACTGAGAGCAAGAATTTCCTTCGTACAGGCGCACCGTGGCCCTACAACATCACGGGATGCGCGCACGCAGGCGGAGACGGGTTCTTCTTCTCGGGCAATGGCCTCGTGTCTATAAGCAATTGTAAGTCACCTCGTGGTTACATCACAAGCTACGGCGCCAGTATCGACATTCGCAACTCGTGGTTCGAGCGTCCAGACTACCTGACTGTTGGACCAGCCAACTACACTTACCTAAGTGTATGGCCGCAGCGCATCTTAGAGTATACCGATGAGTCATATAACATCCGATCTGTCGATAGCAGCGCAAAGCTTTTGTTCAATCGCGCGACTCCTCAAACAGTCACTGTACTTCGCAACACCACCCCGAACAATTATCTTGGATTGCGACCAGGGTCTAAGGTCGAATTGCAGCAGACTGGGACAGGACAAGTATCTGTTGTCGCTGGGGAAGGCGTGACGATCAGGGGTGGCAGCAAGCTTCGCGCGCAGTGGTCTTGCGCTACACTGACCTGTGACGGTGACAACGTTTGGACACTGTCCGGGGACACAGCAGACATCGCGGCTGACTATCACCCTGTCGTGCCTGTCAAACAAAATGTGGCGATAAGGTCAGATCAATGCGGCATAGTCTTCAACAACACTGGGGCTTCGGGAGAAGTTGTCCTGACTCTTCCAAGAGACGGTACCCCAGCAGGAACATGGTTCGGCTTCCTCAACGTGACCAACCTTCGGTCTTTGAAGATTGCGGCAGGTCGTGATGCGACGATCAGGCTTGGATCCTCTGTGACGCGTGCAGGTGGTTCGTTGTCTGCTAACAAAGAGGGCAGCTACATCGAGCTCATGGCTCTCGACAACAGCGGCAAGTCGTGGCTGGCCAAAACTTATGTCGGCTCGTGGATGACAGGTGTCTGATGCCATTCGTCAAAGTAAAGCGCAAAGGTAAGCGGATGTACCGCAGCCCGAGCGGACGCTTGTTCACGCAGAAACAAGTGCGTCTCTACTATGCACGCGGGGGCACGTTCGATGCGGCTCCATCGGTGTCAGACCCGACGCATACGTTGAACGTCCGCAAGGCTTTTGCGCGCGAACTCGACAAGCGCTGGCGAACGGTCAAGCTCAACGTCATTGATGCAGTGCGCGATACTGATGCGTTCGGACTGGCTCCATCGGCTATGATCAGTGTCAACGTGATGGCAGGTGGGCGACTGAAGACATTTCAGATGTGGCTCGACAACGTGCTAAGCGGGGCTGTCGTCGGTAGTGATCGGTGGGTGAAGCCGTACATGACGCTCGGGTATGCGCAGGGCGTGCGTCACGCGAGCGGCGAAGAAACTGATGACGAGCGCATCGGACTATTGACTGAGGCGACGAAGTCTGAACTGCAAGGCGTGGCCGAGGCAGTATCGCAGCAGTCGATGCGTGCTATGAATGATGGTCTGCTCGCACATAAGCTTCCGCGTGTCGTGGCCAAGGAGATCATCGACATCATCGACTCTGTGGGTGTGACGCGCTCGCGGATGGTGGCGAGTGTCTCTGTGGTCAAGGCTCACGCTACGGGGACACTCGACACTCTTCAAGAGCGCGGCGTGACGCGCGTTGGGGTCATCCCTGAACGTCACAGCCACACCGTCGTGCAAGATGCGCCCCGTCGTTTCAAGCGTGGGGCTAACCGAGACACAATCAATCGTCGTGAACGTCGCCTTGATCGGCTGGGCAACGTCAACGTCGTCACTGCAGGCGACAGCCGAGTATGTCCTACCTGTGAAGGGATTGCCGAAGATGGACCGTACAGCATCGATCATGCGCGCTCGCTTATCCCGGCGCATCCGTCTTGCCGTTGTGCGTTCGAAGCTGTCGAAGATGCGACCGAAGACGCGGGCTTCGATCCTCAACAGCCAAGAGACGAACACGGACAGTGGAGAACAGGAGGCATCGTCCCTTCCCCTCACGAAATCCCCCTATCGACAGCCTTGAAGGCTTCGCCAGACATATGGGACTACAAGCCGGGGCATGACATGCGCGGCTGGATGTTCCCTGATGGCAGCGCAAAAGAACTAGATGCGATGGGTGATGACAATCACCCGGACCAAGTCCGTCGTGCGGGAGGCACTCTTGACGATGTGATGCGCGAGGGCACGGCACGCATCGTTCTCACAGGTGGAGCTACATGGAACGGCAACGGTTGGGACGAGAATACGCCGACCTCGCTCAACTATGGATCCCTCAAAGCCCCGACGACGGCGCAGGTCAACAAGATCGAGCGACTGGTCAATGGCATGCGCTTGACCGAACTGTATGTGGACAGAGAGGGAGGCACTTACGAGGCAGGTCCGTCGACAACTTCGAATTGGGTGACGAGCAAGCGTCCCTTGTCCAAGGAACAAGTGCACAAGGTCATTCTCGAGACGTGGCCTGAACTGAAGCGTCGTGGGCACCACGACTCAGCGCAATTGATGGACGGCGTATGTCACCTGTGCATCGACGGCGAGATCACCACCACTGTCGGTTATGTGTTGACCGTTGACTACAACAAGCATCACCACCCGAAAGGAGCGGCTGGGGGCAAGGGCGGCCAGTTCGCACCGACCAGCGGGGAGAGTGGCAAAGGTGGTGACGGCGAAGACGATAACGTGGAGGAGGGCGATCCGCACTCTAAGGATCCGTACGACCGGCTGCCGCGTAGCCCACGCGTCGAGCGAAGGGACAAGCCTGATCAGACAGCATCGGCTGCTGAGCCTGACAAGCCGGCTGAGGACAAGCCCGACGACAACAACCAAGCACCTGGCGAAAAGAAAGTCGAGGAACAGTCGACTAACAAGCCTGATCAGCCAGACAGTGAAGACAAGCCAGAAGACAAACCGACCGAGAAGAAAGATCCTGCGATAACGCCGATCTGGGAACAGGGGATCTTCGGTACCGAGAAAAAGAAGAAAGAGAAACAACAAGAGCAGCAGGGCAGAGGCAAGCCAAACAAGAAAAAAGACAAGAACGTGAAACCGCCGAAAGAACAGGCTGAGAAACCCCAACGACATACATCAAGCACAGGAGGTGGTCGTGCTGGAGGCGGTCATGCTGGCGGCGGGGGTGGTGGCAGGAGTGGTGCTGGCAGCGGTTCTGGTGCTAAAGCATCTCAAGCGGAGGCGTTGAGAAAAGTGATTGCGACGCTTGAGGCGAAAGAGAACAAGTCCACCGGGGACTTGGCGACGCTAGCGAAACTGAAGAAACAACTGGAGGAACTGACATGAGTTTTCTGATCGCAGCTGCAGTTCTAATCATCATCGCTTTCATTCTCAAGTGGTGGATGGGTACCAACGTCGAGGAGGGAATGCTTGGCAAGGGACTGATCCTGATCGTGGTGGTGCTTGTAATCGTCGGCATCCTTGTGATATTCGGGCTGGTGCCTTTTCGTGGATGGGGTTGATCCGTTGACTGGCCACCCGTTACCGCGTCCACGTCCGCCTGAGGCAGATCAACCGTCGATCTGCACAGGCTGCTAAAGGGGAAGTTCATGAAGAAGGTTGCTATCATCGGCCACGGCTACGTCGGCAAGCAAATGGCACACATGCTTGCGCGTGCTCACGATGTAATCGCTTACGACACGAACGGGGATCAGCTACTATGCGACTGGCCTTATTCAGTAACCACTGTTCAAGAAAATGTGCAAGGCTGCGATCTCGCTGTGGTGTGCGTGCCGACACCGATGGCTGCGGACGGCGGGTGCAACACGAGCATCGTGCGCGAGGTGTGTTCGTGGATCGATGCGCCCTTGGTCGTCATCAAGTCGACGGTGCCGCCCGGGTTCACGCAGTCGCTGAATGATGTGGATTTGCGTCGTGATGGTTATGATGGATCTCGTTTTCATTTCTCTCCCGAGTACGCGGGCGAGCCGATCAACTATGTGCCGTCGCGCTACCCCAACCCGCGCGAGAGCGTGGAGCACGACTTCTGTATTGTCGGTGGTCCGCGTGCTAACGATGTGTTGAGTTTCTTTGCCGCGTGCATGGCAACGTCAGCTCGGTATGTCGCGACTAGCAGCACGGCAGCCGAGCTGACGAAGTACATGGAGAACGCCTACTTCGCCACGAAGATCATGTTCTGCACCGAGTTTGCCATGCTCGCCGAGCAGGCAGGCGTCGACTACATGGAGCTACGCTCGCTGTGGCTGCTCGACTCGCGTGTCGATCCTGACCACACGATGGTGTTCAAGGACCGCATGGGCTTCGGCGGCAAGTGTCTGCCGAAGGATCTCAGCGCGATCATCCACTGGGCGTGTGCGCACGCGCATGCACCAATGCTGTTGCGTGCTGTGCGCGACATGAACTGGGTCGTGCGCAATGACGATGTGATAGCCGAGGCTGCTGAATGATGGACGTTTCTTCATTCCGCGGGGATCGTGTCGAGCTCAAGTGGAATGTCAAAGGGCTCGAGGCAGTCAAGTATGTCTTGAGCATCGTGCGTGATCATCGCGTATGCGTGCAGGCAGGCGGGTGCCTGGGCGTGTTCCCGAAGTTCCTGAGCACGCGCTTCGACGTGGTCTATACGTTCGAGCCATCGGCTCAGTTCGTTGCGATGACGGCGAACGCGCCGGAGAACAACATCATCCGCATGCAAGCAGCATTGAGCGACGGCCACGAGATGGTCAATCCGGTGACCTCGCTCGACGGCTACGAAGGCAAGAAGGTGCTGCACGTAGGCATGACACAAGTGAAGGCGGGAGGCATCGTGCCGTCGCTGCGTCTTGACGATCTTGCGTTGCCTGCGTGCGGACTGCTGTATCTCGACGTAGAAGGCCACGAGTTGCGTGCGTTGCGTGGGGGCGAGAAGACTATCACTACTCATCGGCCGGTCGTCGTGTGTGAGGTCAACAAGAGTATTGGGGGCGTCGATGACGTGAGTCAATATCTCTTGGCACTCGGCTATCGGTTAAAAACAAGAATCCAAAGCGACGAGGTCTACGTACCATGGAAGGCGTGAAAACTGTTCCTCTAACCAAGGACCACTACGACGTTATCTTTCGCGAAGAGTGTCACTCCAAGTACCCAGTCATCGATACGTTCGAGAAAAACTGGGGATACAAGCTAGCGACTGATCGGCTGGAGGGTGCTGCGCGCGTGCTTGCGTGCCCGATGAAGGTCAACCCGCCGAACTGGCAGCACGGGCGAATCATCTATACCGTGCTGCGCAAGTATCTCCGTCGCTTCCCTGACGAGACGGTCACGCTGGTCGACATCGGCACAGCGAAAGGGTTTAGCGCTCTCGTGATGAAGTGGGCGGTGATGGACGCACGAGCGAAAGCCAACATCGTATCGGTGGACGTCATCGATCCGGAGGCTCGGGTACGCCGCAACACCGTAGCCGAGGTCGGCGGACTGAAGACGTTGCGCGAGACGCTGGCTGAATGGCCTGAGAGCGAAACGATCAGCTTCCAGCAGCTCGGAGGATCGACTTACCTTGCCGGGCACCGCGGGCGCATCAACTTCGCCTTCGTCGATGGCAAGCATCGGTACGACGCCGTACGCGTCGAAGGCGGCATCTTGCGCATGAAGCAGGAGTCGGGTGATGTTACCATCTACGACGATGTGCAGATCCCTGGTGTCGCGCAAGCGGTCGATGAGCTCAAGGGTTATGCCAAGGATTTCATAGCGGTCAATGCGCTGCGACGCTACTGCATCGCCACAAGGGAGTAGGTGAGTGCGCTTTCAGTGCCGGGACTGTTCAAGTGCGGTCGACATCGCGCCAGCCATCAACCCTGTGAAGCCGCTGAGCGATCAGGGCTGGTGGGTGGTGAAAGTCGATATTGACCGTAGCCGGCGAAAGGTCTACGTGGTCTGTCTGTGTCCATGCTGCAGAAAGTCGAATGATGGGTATTCTCGAAGAGCCAGCGCAGTTCATTAAAGAGCTCAAGCTCGACCGCGGCTTCAGCGTCATTGAGCTGGGCGACCAGTACATCACGCATGGCGAGCGTCGCCTGGCCAAGGATTTCTACAAAGAGCTCGGCTGTGGGCGATATGAGAGCGTAGACGGCAACGGCCGTGGCACGATCACGCGCGACCTCAACAACTCGATCAAGGACATCGGCCGCTTCACCCTTGTGACCGACTTCGGCACTGGCGAGCATGTGTTCAACCAGGCGGCAGTATTCTCATCGATGCACTACTTGTGCGAGCACCTCGGCTACATCGCGTTTGATCGGCCGATTGCCGGCTACCCTGGCCACTGCTACTATCTCATACAGCCCGCGCTCATGCGCGACCTTGCTTATGAGAACGAATACGAGGTGTTGAAGTTCGAGGAGCGCGAGACGACGCGCGGGCGACTCATCCGTGGACTGTTCAAGAAGACGACACGGACGAAGTTCCGGTTCCCGCAGATGGGGCGATACAAGAAGCTGCTTCGACCGATCACGATGAGTGCAGGCGAGCGCGAGCAATTGCGCATCAAGAAAGAACAAAAGCGCCTGAAGAAGATGGGGATGAAATGATCGTCGTCGCTTGCGTCTTGGTAAAGGGCTACGTCAACTACACTTCTGAGTACGTGTCGCGGCTCAAGTCGATGGTGCGCCGGCACCTGCCTATCGAGCACGCATTCGTATGCCTCACCGACCAAGCAGTCGACGCTCAACGGTGGGTGATCGACTCGCCGGACCCGCAGTATCCTTGGTGGGCGAAGATCAACTTGTTCGACCCGAAGCTGTTTCAAGTCGGCCAGAAGGTCATGTATCTTGACCTTGATATGTTGGTGGTCGATTCGCTGCTGCCAATCGTTGAGGCTGATCGGTTCACTCTCATCCCGCACGCGGGCACGTTCAAGGGCAAGGCGGGCAAGAAGATCGTGCCGCTCTACAACTCGTCGTGCATGGTGTGGACCGCCGAGGAAGGCTATCATCTGTACAATGCGTGGTCCAAAGACGTGACCAATCGGCTGTGGGGCGACCAAGACTGGATTGCTGAGCGCATGCCGAATGCAGCAAAATTTCCTCTGACATGGTTCCCAAGGTTATCGGAGGTGAAGGCACCACCGTTCCCCGAAGACACGAAGGTGATCTTGTCGAAGAAGCCGAAGAACCACGTCGCCGCACGACAGTGGCCTTGGTTCAGGGAGCTGTGGCGATGACCGATCACACCCTCATAGCTTTGCTGGTCATCTTCGCTGCTCTCTGTATCGTAACCTTGATGGTGATGTGATGGGTGCCCCCGGCTGCGACGACGCCCCAATTGTGACTGTGCCTATCGGTAAAGTGGCGCGAGAATTCACTCTTGTGATGCCGTACTATGAAAATCCAAGGTTTCTTGCCAATCAGATCACGCACTGGCAAGGTCGTTTACCCGATGAGCTGACTCGCCACATGAAGATCGGAAGAGCG